CCTACGGATACCCTGGAAATCGTCAGGATCGTGCTGGACTTGACGCCTGTAATTGTGCTTGAGTATATGACACCAGAGGAATTGTCAGAGAGGCGCATTACACTGACAGGTACTGGCAAGCCGTATTATTTCACCACAATCGGTGGATCGGCCAATCAGCTTGAGGTACTCAGATCACCTGATGACACCTACACGGCGTCTATTATCTACTACACGCGCATAGCTGCACTGACTGACAGCGCGACAACAAATTGGCTGTTGACCAACCACCCCGACATTTACTTGTTTGGTGCATTGGTCGAAGCAGAACCGTATCTGAAGAATGATGAACGGATGCCGATGTGGACATCCAGACTTGATAAGGCATTAAACGACTTACGATTGCAGGGACAACGGGAGCGGCACACCGCTTCTGGCCTCCGTATGCGATCCGTAGCTCTAGGATAAAACATGGCTGATACCACCACTACCAATTTAGGGCTTACGAAACCTGAAGTCGGTGGATCTACCGACACCTGGGGCACCAAGCTCAATACCGATCTGGACTCTATAGACGCACTATTCAGCATCAGTGGGACAGATGTCACAATGTCCGACATCAAGTTCAATAGTGTTGGCCTTCAGGAAACGGGTGCTGGGACCGATACGGTTAAGTTTCAAGCTCCAGCAGCAGTAACACAGTATACACTGACTATGCCAGGAGCGGTTGGCTCTAGCGGTCAAGCACTTAGAGCGTCTGATGCTTCTGGAACCCTGGAATGGTATACGCCAGCAGATGTCGGAGATATTACCAGTGTTGTAGCTGGAGCAGGAATGACAGGTGGTGGCACGTCAGGTGCTGTTACGCTGAATGTCATTGGTACGGCAGACAAAATTACAGTCTCGGCAGACGCGGTTACGATTGCTACTACATATGTGGGCCAGACATCAATTACCACACTGGGTACAATCGCTACTGGAACGTGGGAAGGTGATACCGTTGCAGTAGATCAAGGTGGTACGGGAGCAACATCACTAACCGACGGTGGTGTTCTTCTGGGTTCTGGCACTGGGGCAATTACTGCAACGGCAGTTTTAGCTAATGGGCAATTGTTAATTGGTGATAACAGTACAGATCCAGCCGTAGCAACTTTAACTGGAACAGCTAATCAAGTAACTGTTACGAATGGTGCAGGAAGTATCACGCTTTCGTTACCACAATCTATTGATACATCAGCAGACGTAACTTTCGATTCATTAACCTTAGATGATTTAACTGCTGGCAGAGTAGTATTTTCTGGAACAGACGGCCTGTTGTCAGATGACGCAGATTTCACATTTAGTGGTGACACTTTAACTGTCACCAAACTCGGAGCCTATGAACAAGCTGGGTCAGTAGACTTCTCTGATGAAGCTATGACCAATGTCAATATTGACAGTGGAACTATTACAGGAATTACTGATCTTGCTGTGGCAGATGGTGGAACTGGAGCTTCAACGGCGGCAGCAGCCGCGACCAACCTTGGTCTTGGTACAGGCGACTCACCACAATTCACGGCAGTTAATGTTGGTGCGGCAAGTGATACTACATTATCTCGAAAATCGGCTGGTGTCCTACAAGTAGAATCAAGTGAACTTTATGTACAAGGTGGGACTGATGTTGCTGTAGCAGATGGTGGTACGGGACTCTCGTCTTATGCTGCTGGCGACATAATCTACGCGAGTGGCACAACCACGTTAGCCAAGCTCGCCAAAGGCTCCGATACACAGGTTCTGACTCTCGCGTCTGGTGTTCCCACTTGGGCATCACCCACTACAGGTGATATAACAGGCGTAACTGCTGGGACTAATTTGAACGGTGGTGGAACTAGTGGCGATGTTACGCTGAACCTGGATGCTAGTATCTCACTGACATCGGTTACAGCCACAACGCTTACTGGCACTCTGTCCACAGCAGCCCAGACCAACATAACCAGTGTCGGAACGCTGACCTCGCTGGGAGTCGGTGACATCACATCGACAGGGAATTTTACCACATCGGACACTGGGCCACACGCAGTAGGTATTGCATCGGCTGACTATATCCAATGGGTGCAGGGCGGTACATTTACATCTGGAGGAGCAACCACTAGGGCTGGCGGTTTCGCTTGTCGGACAGTACTGACGGGTGCGATAGGGGATCTTACTCTAGCGACTATGGGTGCTGGTGCAACTTGGGGTAGTCAGGTTATCACCCAAGGTACTGACACGAATATCAGTGTAATCGCTACGATGCACCTCAGTGATCCCGACATCACAAACAACCTCGCAAGTTCGGGCAAGCCAGATTATTGTGCGACTCTATACGTCAAGGATGCTCCGACTGAGGGTGACGAGAACTACGCGATCTTGAGTCATACTGGCAATGTAAAATTTGCCGTTGGTGATTTGATGATTGATACCACCCGAAAACTCTACCTAGACGGCGGTAGCAATACCTACATCGTTGAGCCTTCCACTGATCGCATAGAATTGGTGGCTGGCAACAATACTGCGGCAAAGTTCGGGGTGGGCACAGCCAATTCGCTTGGTGGAGGCACGTCTGGATGGGCTGGCCTTAAGGTCGCCACGACTTTCACTAGCGATGGATCAGATTCGGTTGCACACGGGGCATATTTCGGTGGTGCCATCACTGGGGCCGCTGGAGATACCAGCTATATGTCTGGGGTGTTCTTCGATAACCAAGTCATCACCCAGACTGCGACAGAAAGCATCGGCCTCATATCTCAAGTTCGGATCGCGGAACCCAACATCACAGACAACCTCACTGGTGACATTACCACCGCTTGCTCGCTCTACGTTCATGCGGCTCCGACTGAAGGAGAGGACAACTACGCACTATATGTGAAGGCTGGAGCCTCAAGATTTGATGGCGACCTCAATATTGCTGAGTACATATACCACCAAGGCGACACAAATACCTATCAAAGATTCCAGGCTGATACTTGGACCCTCAGAACGGGCGGTGACGATGCTCTAATTGCCGACTCGTCACAGGACGTAAACATCCCTAACGGCGGCTTGATGATAGGCTCGACCTCATCGGCTACTGCTCCCTTAACCGTTCATGCTGATACAGGTGCAAGCGTCGATGCAGTCGTAAGACTGAGGGGAACGAACAGCACAGCCAAGACCACCCAACTCCAATTCGAGACATATAACGGTGCCACCAGTGATGGAATAATTTACTTCGATCACTCGTCCGGTGTAGCAGCGACTTCTTTTATAGGAATAGGCGTTGCTGGAACATCAAAAGGCTCCTTCAAGACATATGGCAACGTTGCTGAGAACACTCTTGTGTTACATGACAGCAAAGTTGGGGTGGGGACATCAACTCCAGACGCTCACTTGGAAATTTCTGCCGCAGATAATGCACCGACTCTAAAGTTTAGTGAGAACGATGACGCCAATAAGATGCTGCTTAAGTTCGCAGCAGATATTGGCGAATTCACAAACATCCCCGATAAACCCCTCGTATTTAAGAACAATAATACGGAGCGTTTTAGAATACATACAGGCGGGGCGGTTTTATTCGGCACGACATCCGCTGTCGTTCCAGGCAGTGAAGGGATGGAGATCAAAACAAGCGAAGGATCGTTTGTTACAGCGAGAGTTAGTACTTCGACCCAAAAGCATTGGAGTATAGCAAACGGCAATCAAGAAGTCGGTTCTGTATCCACATCTGGTTACGCAACAACGTTTGCCACTTCATCTGATTATCGCCTAAAAGAAAACGAGTCACCGTTTGGCGACGCGCTCGACCTTCTCGGTCAACTCAAGCCGTACAAGTTCAACTTCAAAACTATGCCAGATGAAATCACTCAAGGTTTCTTCGCTCACGAAGTGGCTGACATTGTACCGCAAGCAGTGATAGGCGAGAAAGATGCGGTCGATGAGGATGGTGAAATAGAGAGTCAGAGAATAGACCACTCACACATGGTGCCGCTACTGGTGGCAGCAATACAAGAACTCACAGCTAAAGTAGAAGCACTGGAGGCTAATAACTGATGGCGATCTCATACTCATGGTCGTTTTCGGCTCTCGACGTAGAACTCGGGCCAGACGCAGATGACCACACCGATGTCGTTTACACGATTCACTGGCGGTATTCAGCTACGGACGGTGAAGATCCACCACACACGGCCTCATCTATCGGGACATCTTCCGTGAAATGGGAGGAAGGCGACCCGTGGATTCCATACGCTGATTTAACTCAATCTGATGTCGAAGGCTGGACTGAGGAGCAGCTTGGCGAGGAGGCTATCGAGGGTATGGAAAGCTCACTCGCAGCACAAATAGCCGAACAAGTCACGCCTACTCACGAAACGATGCGAGGCGACGAGCTTCCCTGGAACGAAGGTGATGGAGATTGAGCCTGTGGCTACTTTACTATCGCTTCTCGCTGCACCACTCGCCGCAGGGGCGGCATACGGTGGGGTGAGGGCTGGACTGAACGGTGCCCGTCAGAGCATCCAATCTATTGAACGAATATGTAATCGTTTAGACGAGAAGGTAGATGAGCATGGGCAGAGAATTACGAAAACTGAAGTCGAAATTATTAACCTCAAGGAAAGGTCAGGAAATGGCTAAGAAGGACAACGGACCAGTAGTCGAAGGTGCGGATCTCATTACACCAACCAACGGTGCTGTTCCAGATGAGGAGCGTATCATCCTTTCGCCAGAGCAAGCACAACTGTTTGCTACGCTGTTCGCGCAGTCCAAGGAGATTCAGGAGCGCATACAGTTCGCTCTAGTGTCTGCTGGGCTTGGCGGTATGGACATCGTGAGTGGTGAACTTGATGCTTCTGATCCTCATTTTATGGTCAGAAAGTCAGACAACGGAATCATCACCTAGTCTATGCCTGCGCCGCAGTATATCCCTCTTGAATTTCAGCCTGGGTTATGGAAGAACGGTACACTCTATCAGGCTAGGGGACGTTGGTTCGACAGCGATCTCATGCGCTGGTCTGTCGGTGGGCTTGGGCCTGTCGGCGGCTGGCGTACATGGGGCTTCGCGACCTATGCGGCACGTTCTGATATTGGGGGAGGAAGCGATACTGGGCCACCACGCACTGCACTGACATGGATGGACAACAGGTTCCGCAGATGGATGGCAACTGGCAGCGCAGGCAAGCTCTACGTTTATGATGACGCTGCGTCTTTGTTCGACATAACTCCTACTGGCTTTACTACAGGCAGAATCAACGCCGATCCCAATACGGGATATGGCAACTCCAGCTACGGACACTCGTCATACGGTGATTCTCGACCTGACCTGGGTACTCCTATACCAGCAGATATTTGGAGCCTAGACCTATGGGGTGAGGATTTAGTCGGTGTTATGCCGAGCGACGGTAAGGTATATCAGTGGGCAGTAAATACAGGTGTCCCTACTAGCGCAAAGGCGGCACAGATTGTCAACTCACCAGAGTATGCGATAGCCAATATCGTGACGAGTGAGCGCATCCACATGGTGTTCGGTGGTACCACGGAATCATCCCCAGTGGAAACAGATAGGGACAGGCGCAGAGTGTTCTGGTCTGATTCAGAGGATAATACCGATTGGACACCCACATCGACCAATCTGGCTGGCGATCATATGCTTGAAACCAAGGGTGATCTGCTGGGTGCAGTGAAGGTGCGTGGTCAGGTGCTGATCTTTACTACCGATGACGCACACACGGCTACGTTCGTTGGTCTACCTTATGCGTATCAGTTTGATCGTGTAGGAGACAACTGTGGACCCGTCTGCATCAACGCTGTGGGCGTTGCTGGTAACACAGCATACTGGATGGGCAGAAGCGCACAGGGCTTCTTCAAGTACGATGGCTATGTGACCACGATTGCGTGTGATGTAGAGGATTACATCGTCACACAGATGAACGAATCACAAGCGTCCAAGGTCGTAGTGTGGCACAATACGCTATTCCATGAGATGGTGTGGTTTTATCCAGAAGGTGTCGAGATAGACTCCTATGTGGCATACAATTATCTGGAAGATCACTGGTCCGTAGGGACATTAGCCCGTACAGCAACTACCTCGCGTGGCATATTCCAACTGCCGATTCTGTTCGATGCGGCAGGCAACCCATACGAGCAGGAGATAGGTGGAACCTATCAGGATGTGGACGAAATAGACCGTTCTGGTGCTGAACCTGTTGTCACCTATAAGACTGCACAGGTGCCTTATGTAGAATCTGGGCCGATCCAGTTAGGTGACGGCGACAGGATTCTGTCTGCTACGAGCCTGATACCCGATGTGACCACTTTGGGCGACATCGAAACCACGTTCTATACGAGGATGTACCCAACTGATAGCGATACCACGCATGGGCCGTATACGATGGCTGCTCCTACCTCTGTCCGTTTTACAGGACGCACAGCGAGGATGAAGTGTACATCAGAGTCAGCTAATTCGTGGCGTCTGGGCGTACCACGCCTTGAGATGCAGCCAGGTGCAAGACGATGAGTGTATCTGCACCGTCACGGGTAATGCGCCTGCGTCTAGGCTCGCCTCCTAAAAAGTTCGATCCACAG